AGTTGATGGAGTCCAGGTGCCGCGATATATTTCGCACGCGGCTTTCTTCCCTGATTTTTCCTCCTTTGCCCCTTGCCAGTCTAGCGTTATCAAGTCCCTTGTTCAGGAAGCTGGCATTGAGGAGAGAGGAGTGTCTAAAGTGGGGCATATTAAGGATCCTGCTGAGACACCGCATGTGGGAGGGAAAACTAAGCTTAAATTGGTGGATGAAGCCTTTTTGGTGCCATCACCAGTTGAAGTCAAGATCCCTTCTATTCTTTCAAAGGATGATCCTCGCATTCCCGAAGCTTACAAGGGATATGATCCATTGGGCGATGCTATGGAAAAATTTTACGAGCCCATGCTGGACCTCGACGGGGATGTTTTGGAGTGCGTTATGGCTGACATGTATGACGAGTTCTATGATTGCCAAACGACACTTCGCATTATGTCTGATGATGAAGTCATTAATGGCAGCGACTTTGGTTTTAATATCGAGGCCGTTGTTAAAGGGACTTCTGAAGGCTACCCATTTGTTTTGAGTCGACGAGCGGGTGAGAAAGGTAAAGCTCGTTTTTTAGAAGAGCTAGAGCCTCAACCAGGAGACACCAAGCCCAAATACAAGTTGGTTGAAGGTACCGAGGTGCATTCCGCTATGATGGCAATGGAGGAGCAGGCTCGTACTGAGGTTCCGTTGCTTATTGGAATGGATGTTCCGAAGGATGAGAGACTCAAGCCGTCCAAGGTACTGGAGAAGCCTAAGACGCGCACATTCGTTGTTCTCCCAATGCACTATAACTTGTTGCTACGCAAGTACGTTGGAATACTTTGTTCTAGCATGCAAGTTAATAGGCACCGTTTGGCATGCGCTGTGGGAACCAACCCATATTCGCGTGATTGGACGGATATTTATCAACGCTTGGCTGAAAAAAACTCAGTAGCCTTGAATTGCGACTATAGTCGTTTTGATGGGCTACTTAATTATCAGGCATATGTTCATATTGTAAATTTTATTAATAGGTTATATAATGATGAACATAGTACCGTTCGTGG